CTGAGTTTGCAGTAGTTGCCGAGTTTGCAGCCGTCGCCTACCTCAATCCCTCTTTGGGCAAATTCTTCCTCTAATTCGGAAATGTTGGTATACTGAAAAGATACCCACCCTTTATCTAACACATGTAAATAAATCGTTTTCATTATCTCAATCTTTTTAATATTTTAGGCACAATTGATAAGCCTACGATAGGCTTGAAAATAAGCTCTGGCCTGCACATCCATCCAAGTCTCGCGCCGATTAGGATCATTGCGCCCGTAGTTCGTTCTTTTCAGTTCAGACGGTGTACACAGGGCTTTAGCTATGTCTTCATCGTAAATAAGAGCGAACCCGCCATAAGAATAGTCTTCCCAATCAATGGCCCCATTTAGCAAGGTTTTTTCGCAAAGTTCCGGAATCGGTTCGCCCTCATTTTCGCAGTACTCGCAAATTTCCTCGTAAGAGTCAAGAAGATCGAGCGCGAAACCATTGACTCCCCGATCCCAGCAAGATCGAGCGCGCAAATAATTAAGACGTGTACGAATTTGATTTACTTCGTCCCTCCAAGAGCTGGAGAGCTTCGCAGCAGAAGCCGCAATGTTTTCTGTTTGTGACATGGTAGTAAAGTTTTTTTACCTCTCCTACCCTATCCTACTATTCAAAATAATATCAATTATAATTCGGTCTAACTTGAATTAGCATTATGTTAAATAGCAGGATGTGGTATTATGAGCAATAAGACTTAATTTGAATTATAATTATGTTCTGTTCCCTTTTGCTTTATACAAATATACAACACAATCACATGTTTTCCAAATATTTAATGCAAAAAATGCACCCAAATGCAATAGAAATTTATTATAATGAGGCGAACGGATATAACGTTTTGTTATGATAGAAAGTGGCTTTACAAATGTAACCGAATTCGACACATTTACGCCTGAAAATCACATATATACAGAAATGACCTGAAGCCCGAACACTATTGAAAATCGGAGAGTATATCGGAACTGGAATCGCCCCCAGATATTTTTTTATTCATACAGAAAAAAGCTGAAACGCTGGAAGTATAAGAAAGTTTTTGCATAGACATCAGCCCATGGCAGAATGTGCACGTATAAGCTGCTGCCGGTTCTCTATGTTGTCGAGTGCTGATTGGCCGAGAATCGTAGTAATGTATACAGTATATATTCTTACTGATCTGGGCGCGTGCGTGTGCGTATGTGCGCCCGCGTATATATATTCCTTGTAATACGCGCGTGTGTGCGCGCAGGAAAGCTTTTGGCTTTGCTCGTATATCAAGATACAGCGCGCATGCGTGTGCGTGCGTCGTGCGCGTGTATACGTGTGCGCATGTGAATAGCATTTGTATTGATACTTGCAATAGTGAAATTGTATAGGCAATAAATATGTGTTGTTATCGCTTTCCTGACGCCAAGAACGAGATACAGGTATAGATAGATTCGTCGGTAAACAACCGCCCCCCGGTTCCACCATTGCTAATACTAACTATACATCCGGGGGTTTGTAAATCCGGGGGTGGTGTTATTTTTAGCGATGAGTTATTTTAATCGCATATATGTTTGTTTATTAGCGACTTTTTGCTATCTTTGTGGTTGATAAATCGTACATACTCACTCGTATACCCCAATTTATCATCTCACTTCAAGGCAGGTTTTCCCGTAGTAAGGTTTTTTCCTGCCGTATCCTCGAACTCGGAATATGTCCCCGGATTCGAGGATTTTTTTGTTGTATAATTTATTAAAATTATATTTGTGATATTCTCATAAAAAAAACCTATATTCATGGGGAGTTTGATGGATAAGTTGGTAGAGTTGCGGAGTGTGAAGGATGAGGTTACGGTATGCGAGGCGGAGGTTAGCGCAAGCAGTGGGAATATGCGATTCGATGCGGCTAAAGAGGCATTGGATAGCATGGGCATACTTCGGGATTTGGAGGCGATACGTCGGCAGTTGACCGATCCATCGACGCAGATGGGAGATTTGGCGAAGCTGAAGTCGAAACTTGATGCCTACATGAAGTTCGTTAACATTTACAAGAGTGCGGGTAGCATTGTGAACAGCAAAGGTATAAGTTTGGGGGACAGCGACAGTGACGACAGTTTTCAGGAAGTCAGCATATCTCTGAAGCGATGAATATCAATTTAGACATACCGCTTAATCCGAAACAAGTGGAAATGTACAATCGTCTGAACGACGATAAGTACAACGAATGCCTGTTTTATGGGTCGAGCCGGTCGGGCAAAACATTTCTGATATTATTCTGGATGATATCCCAATCTGTTATTCGTAAAGCCAACTGCCTAATTTTAAGAAATGTTCTTACTTCATTGCAGACGGGTATGATCCGTCAGACATTGCCTGCCGTTCTGAAATCTATCGCTTCTCACAACGGGCTGAATAAGGTAGAGGATTTGGTTGCGCCGAATGGTAAGCGATTTTGCGTGTACGACAAGAAGGAGAATATACTGCGCTTTTTCAACGGGGCATATATTCAGTTCGGGGCTATACGGGGATCGTCGGACGTATCGAGCACATACGACAAGATACTATCCACTGAATGGGGCCATATCTTCGTAGACGAATGTTCTGAAGTAGACGAGTTGGCTATCGACACCTTGCGGACGCGACTGGCGCAAAAGCTCGACGTGACCAATAAGATGATCTATGCGCTGAACCCGACAACCAAGTCGCACTGGACATACGTCCGCTTCTTTAAGAGGGAAAATCGGGAGGGCCTGAAGCTCGATCCGGCCGTGACGGATCGATTCTTGGTCGTTCATTTTTCGGTGCTGGACAATCGAGAATATCTTTCGGCGGATTATGTAAATACCCTGTCCCAGCTTTCCGCCTTGCAGCGCAAGCGTTTCCTCTCGGGAGAATACAGCGACGAGAGCGAGGGAGAAATATTCGATCATATACCTTGGGGGCCTGTCCCGAGCCAGCTTTTCGACTGCCTGATATATACGGACCCGTCGGCAAAAGATAACGAGTCGTGCGACTACAAGGCATCCGTGTTGCTGGCGTCGGCCGCCGATAAGATATACTTGCTGGGCGTCAAGGCCGTCAAAGGGACTTCGCTGCAAATGATGTACAATATCTTCGAGCTGTTCAAGATGTCTCCCGTTCCGCCGCGCATCGTCATGGAGAAAAAGCAAGTGCCTCTCGACTTCGACACGACTTTCGCCCGATTCCAAAGCGAGACCGGATGGAACTGTCCGCTGACGTGGGATACTCGCAATAACGGGAATAAGTTTATGAATATCGAGTCCACGCTCGAACCCCTCTTTCGCAACGGCCGCTTCATTGTCAACGAAGAACTGAAAGGTTCGCCCGAGGGGGAGCTGCTCGTCGAACAGTTCATATTCTTTTCCCGCAAATACAACAAAAACCGAAAGGACGATATTCCCGACGCTACCGCAAAGGGCGCGTCTCTGTTAAACCGTGAAATGACATCGATGAAATTCACGCAATGGCCCATGTTCTACCGAAGGGGAACCCGAGTAACTTTTTGACGCTATGATACTTTCTCCCATGTATTTTGAAAAAGACCAGCTAAAGCAATGGCTTAGCGCACAACAGATAGCGCAGTTCGAGGGCATGTACTCCGACATCGTACAGACAGCGTACGAGAATGCTTTGGGACTTCTCTATTCCGAGGTAGGTCACATACTCGATCTGGATACCATGCTTTCCGAGACGAACCCCGACAAGAAGGACCCTACGCTGAAATGGGTGCTGCTCGTGATGACCGCCTTCAACATCGCATCCCCTTCGCTCAATGTTTCCGAGCCTCTGCGATACAACTATGAAAAAGTGCTCGCAAAGGTGAACGAACTCAAAAGCGGCATGAGTTCGATATACGAGGCTCCGACCAAGAGCGAGCCGAACGCACTCCCGCAAATGGTTTCCGTTCGAAACAAGTACATCGGATAAATCCAACTCGTCGATAATTCTTACAACTTCCCTCCCCTATGGCTAAAAAATTCCATCCGTCCTCGCCGAAGCGGTTCCACCAACCGAAGGTGAACCCGTTCTCCGTGCCTAAGAAAGTGGGGGTCCCCAACCTGGTATCCAGATACCTTTTCAACGACTACTACGTCGAATATACCCCGCAATGGTGGCGCGAGGCTATCGACCGGGCCATCAACTATTCCGATCTGACCTACGTCGATTCGATGTACTCCTTTACGATCCAGTCGTCCCCCTTCCTGTGCTCGCAGATCAACAAAAGGCTCGTCCCCATCAAGAAGATGAGAATCGTTCTCGAAGTAGACGGCAAGGAAGATATTCGGCTTACCGAACTGATCGTTCGCACAAGGTGGTTCGATCAGTTCAAGAGGGCATGCAGCCTGAGCAAGTTCTACGGCGTGGTCGTATTCGGCATAGACCCCAAAACCGATTCGTGGCAGTATTATCCCATGCGAAACGTCGATCTGGAGAACAGGGCCCTCCGGTTCGGAACCTACGAGTATATGAATGTCGTCAATGTGGACGAATACGACAACATATTCTTCTTCAGACCCGAGACGGATCAAGATTTCGGCATGGGACTTCTTCAGCCCATTTCCCGAGCCATGATAGGAATCGTGGAGGCATACAATAACTGGAGCATCCTCGGCAAGCGGTTCTCCTACCCTACTATGGTTATCGGATTCGACAACAACAACACGATTGCCCAGCAATTTGCGTCCGAGCTCGCCCGCAAGGTCGATATTATGGAAACGCCGATCATCCCGTTCTTCTATGACTCGGCGACAGGCGGTAAAAGCAAGTACATGGTCGAGGTGAATCCCGTGCAGACGCAGTCCTATCCCGACGCGTTCCGAGTATTCAAAGAGTACATATCCGAATACCGGTCCGAAATCATGCAGCTCGTAACGGGCGGCACGTTGCTCGGAGCTACCGAGAAAAATACGAATTCCGAGCAACTGGCGTCCATTCACATGGAATTGTATCAAGACATTATCGCCGACGACAAAAAATCGGTTCTCTCGGTGCTCAACGAGGGCGGCGCACTCAAGAAAATAGCCCGCTTGTACGGCGAACCGGCTCTCGAAAGGGCCCGAGCGGTCGAGGTGCCGGACCTGAGCATCCCTATCGACAAGGCCGAAATCATTATGAACGGCGCGGCCAAGATGGGAATACAGCTATCCGCCAATTTCTTTAAGAAAATCGGCCTCGAAGAGTCCGACATCAACACGAAAGTCCGTAATAACTCGTGGAACGAGGTCCTTTCTGCCAAAATCGGCTCCATTTTCGGGCGAAGCGGCAACAAAAAGACGACTCCGGACCCCAAAATCCACCCCATCGACCCGAAACAAGCCAAAAATAAACTGTTATGACCGAAAAACACCTTTGGATACTCGTCGTATCGATGCTCGTATCCGCATTTTTCGCCTCGACCCTATCGCTGGGATGGATTTCAGCCATCATAACGCTCGTGATCGCCGTGTGCTACGCTTTTTTCGAGAAAAGCCGAAAGCCCGAGACCTCGGCGAAGGATATGTCGTTCTACGTATACGTTGCGCTGGCCGGAACAATGGCCATGAATGTCCTCGTAAACTGATCGCATCGTATGGCTGACATCGGCGATATGATCCGAATGCTCGAAAGGGTAAAAAAGGCGCGCAATAGCTCCGTGCCGCCCAAGATAGCTACTCTGATGCTCCAAGAGACGCGCGAGAACTTCAGAAAAGAAGGGTATACGCAGGACGGAGGCATCAAAAAATGGCCCCAAAGAAGCCACGAATACATGCTCAACTATCCTATACTGGACTATACGGGCCGCCTCAAAAGAAGCCTTACACGCGATTTCTCGCCCCAATTCGCCCGAATCGGAGCAAACGCCTACTACGCGCAGGTACAGCAAGAGGGAGGACGCGCGCATAACGGATTCTGGAGCCGCCGCCCGCCCTACTCTACCGAGCCATTCTCCAGCCGCATCGGCAAAATCATTCCCCGCCCCTTCTTGGGCGTCGGTAAAAAAACTTACGCGGGTGTGCGTAAGATATTTACCGAAGAAGTCAGAAAAGCTATCTACGGATAGCATTTTCTTATAATAAAATTTGTTATCATAAAAAAAAACATATAATTTAGTGTCGAAAACCGTGCATCTCGATGATTGGAACGCTTACCGACACATTCGTAGCCGCTCTTAGAGAGGCTCCCGTCGTGACGGAGAACGGTGTAAACGTCTCCGTGATGAACGACGAGGGGCAGGGACTGGTCAATACGCCCCTTCCGGCCGTCGTGGTGCATGTGCGAAACAGCAACAAGCCTACGGTATTTATTCGTGGGGGCATTTGCGATTGGTTCGACGTCTCGCTGAACGTACTTGTCGATTTCGATAACTACTCCGTGACGCCGGACGGCGGAATCCAGACCAAAATGCGTAACATGGCCTACGAGATCCGCCGATACATCGAAAAGGTGAAAAGAGGCCCCCTATTCAGTACGCTGATTGACGAATACGACTTTTTCCCCCTCTATCGGGGAATCGAAACCTATCAAACGGCCGCTTTCGTAGGTACTGTCGGAAAGGACATCGATGTGTTTCGCATTCTGTACCAATGCACGGCGCTCGACAAACAGAGCTTGGAGGACGAATACGTGATGTTCGATTCCAAGCAGATAAATTTGGTTCGAACATGATTAGGCAAATCCTGTCCGACGAGACGATGAACCGAAAAGGGTATATTACCCTGAACGACGGCGTGAATTGGGACGAGTATCGCAAGAATCCCGTCCTGATGCTGGAGCACGAGGACGACAAGCAGCCCATCGGCCGCATAGACAATATCCGGTTCGAGGATAATGCTTGGTACGGAGACCTCGTATTCGCCGACACGGAAGAAGGCCGGGAGAAGGAAAAACTCTACAACGAGGGATTCTACAATGCCGTATCCATCAGCGGTATGGCCACCAAAGTCAAGCGCGAGGGCGTAGTGTACGCCGTGCAGTTCGACGTGTGGGAAGTGTCTCTGGTAGCTGTCCCGGCCAATCCGAACGCTATCGCACAGAGGACGTCCGACAAATCGACGCTCTCCGTATCGTTCAACGATGTGGACGACAAACTGATCGAGCCCGATTCTTTGTCGGCCTACCAAATTTCTACCATCAACAAATTCAAGGAAAACATGGAAGCAATTAACAAACCCGAAACGGAAGTCAAGGAGGAGGCCCTGAAGGCACCCGAGTCCGCAGAGGCCGCTCCGGAAGAACTGAGCACGGAGCATAAGGGCTTTATGTCCCGCGTCCTCTCGTCCCTTTCGGCCATCACGTCATTGCTCGACGAGCGCAAGAAAGAAGCGCCGGCACAGACCGAGCCCGAGTCTTTGAAAGCCCCGGAGGCTGCGGAAGCTCCCGAGACGGAGAAGACGGAAACCGAGCAGGATACGCAAAAGGCACCCGAGGGGAAGGAGGAACTTTCGGCAAAGTCCGAGCCCAAAATCTTCAACATTCACGAAAAAACACCGAAAATCAAGATGACCGCATTCAAATCTGTCAACGACTATCTGCGGAGCGACGAAGGTCAATACAAGTTCCGCCAGATTCAGAAGCTGTCCGCCGTTCCGTCGAAGGAGCTGCGCCGTCCGGAAAACGCTACGCCGGTCGAGTTCGTCCGGGAGTATTCGGCCCTGATGGCTAACGACCCCGGATTCATGTCCTTTATGGGCAATGTAACTTTCCAGAACGCCGACGGCCCGAAGGAAGTTTTCAGCAAGACGCTGGATAAGCTCAATATCGGCGAGAATTCCATCGACTTCCTCGAAACGTCGCCCGATCTGGCGAAGATTACGTGGCTCTCGCTGTTCTACCGCGTTCTGTTGCCCGAAAACAGTTGGGCCGACAGATGTATGCGCGTATCGGGCGACAGCCATGCCGGCGTCATCTGGATCAACTCGGCGATGAATCCGAAAGTGTACGTGGGAAGCCGCGCTCCGCTGAACGCGAAAACCTCGTACTACGAGGATATTCCGGTCGCTTTGGCCGAGAAGGTATTCTCGATGGAACCCATCGGATGGCAGCCCGCAACGACGGACGTACTGGCATACAACAACCGCGCGACCGGACAGAGCGAGGCTATGCGCGTCGTGGTGAACAAAATCCACAACTATTGGTTGCAGATGTTCGCCGAGGCCGCATCGGTAAAGGTTCCCATGTCGGGTCCCGATACCTTCGCCGTCGATGCCTCGACGTTCCCCATCAACGACGCCGCGACCGGTACGCTTCTGGAGTTCGCCCTCAAGAACATCACCCAGATGCAAAAGGGATTCATCAACCAGAACTACACGATGGACTACAACGAGGCCGTCATGGTGATGGCCGCCGCGTACTTCGAGCAGCTTCAGAACGACCCGCTCATCACCTCGATCCTGTCGAAGCAGACGGGCCGCGTAGGTCCTATGACCGTTCAGTACAGCGGCTTCGAGGCTATGCCGCGCTCCACTGTCGCCGCATACGACACCGCATCGAGCAAGGTGGTGGATGCAGAGCTCTATTGCGACGGTAAAGTGAACGCAGACGGCACGATCCCGTCCTACACGGCGCCCGTGCTGGCCGCTACGGCCTACGACATCGCTCTGGGCTTCATCCCCGGCGAGGCCATCATCGCGCAGGGCAACACGAACGTACACATGGTACAGAATCCCAACGACTATTCTTGGGTTATGTCTATGGATATTCGTTCGGGAGCCGGAGCCGCTCGTAAAGACGGGCTCGGTATCGGCATCATCATTCCTGCCGTAAGCGCGTAATCAACAGGGGCGGCTGACGCGGACTGTTCCCTAAAAAACATCATGTCCGGGTCACATGTCATACACGACCCTCCGCACGGCCGCCCCTTCTTTTACACCCATTCGTAAATACGTTACAGCTATGGTAAACTTTTCCGACAGATATTATCAGAACCTCATTATCGCAACCGCCAAATACGGCACGCTCTACTGCTGCGAAGACGGCAACGTGTATCGGAACGAGGCATCGGCCAAAGACCGGTACAAAACCGCATTGGCCCTTAGAGGCCGCTGCCGCTATTGCAAGGTAGAGAAAGGCAAGGAGCCCGTTTCCAACGAGGAATTCGAAAACATGCTCCGCGCCTACGAGGACAAGCAGGCGCTGCCGCCCAAGAAGGCCGAAAAGCCGGATATGAGTCTGGAAAGCGCAGCCGAGATACTCGAATCACGCCGTAAGAAGAAGGCGGGCGCGAATGCTCAAAAGAAAGAAGATTAGATCATTTCACACAACCGAAAATGGCACAAACTGGCATATATACCGAGCTCGTCGATACCGCCCTCGGCGGAACGGCTCAGGATAACAGCGTGTCGATGCTTTTCGCGCCGGGCGCTAAAGGCACAGCCCCCGGACCCGGCGGCGTTACTCTCGAAGTGGGTACCTCCTATATGCTCACCGGCTTAGAGGATGCCGTCAACCTCGGGATCAACGAAGAGTACGACACGACGAACAAAACGCCCCTGTACTTCAATATCAAGGAGTTCTACGACAAGGCCGACGCCGGAACGAAACTGTGGATTTACGTCTACGACAAGACGACCTACGCGCAGACGTCGAATTTTCTGCAAGCCCCCGACTTCCTGACGGCCGTCCGCTCGACTATGGAAACGCTGGAGAACAACCGCCCGCGCATCATCATGGTCGCTCAGGCAGAAGGTCAGGATACGCCGACCGAAGGCGGATTGTCGGAAGACACTATCACCTGCTGCACGAATTTCGAGTCGGCTCTCGAAACTCTGTTCGGCGAAGGCATCCGCGCGGTCGGCATTCTCGATGCCGCCGTAGTATCGGACATCTCCGATCTTCCCGACGTATCGAAATACAACGCCCCTCGCGTCGCGTTGCAGATCGTTACCTCGACCAAGACGCGGAACGCCTCTGTCGGACGCTCCGGCGGTATCGTATCGGCCCGCAATCTGGCCACGTCCATCGGGAACGTATCGATGGGCAGCGTAACGACCGCCGACTATCTCGTAGATTCCGCGTCCAACGCGCCTGTCAATACGCCTGTTACGCTCCTTACGCGCACGCAGACGAACTATCTGGGCGCGAAACAATACCTGTTCACGCTCCGGCGCAATGACGTAGGTATCTGCTACAACGACGGCGCGACGATGAACTCGGCCGCCAATGCCCTCTCAAGCATCGATTTCGTCCGCGTGGCGAACGCCGTGTGCGACGACTGCGACACCTTCTTTACGAAGCTGCTGAACGTCAATATTCCCGTACAGAGCAACGGTACGATCAACGCGGCGTTCAAATCCGGCACGCTGGCCAATCTGAGAAGCCTGTATATCGACCCGTATATCAACCGGGGCGACGCATCGCAGATCAACGTGGATTTCGAGGCCAAAGACGGCAATTTCGTACAGTCGCGGGCCCTCGAAGTAACCGTCGAGATTCTCCCGAACGCTCCTATGAGGGAAGCGTTTATTACCGTCATGTTCGTTTCATCTCTCTAATCTAAAGACTATGCCTAATTTAAGTGAGTATATCGTTCCGAGCAGCGACGTACAGATAAACATGACTTTCAGCGGCATTCCGAGCATGAAACTCGATACGGGGTCGCGGCTCAACTGGGCCAACTCCCAGAGCGTGCAGGACATATTCGCTATCAGTCACGTAGACCCCATCGGAATCGTCGCGCTCAATGCCACGTACACCGCCTCGGTCACGATGCAGAGCGGAGAGTATAACGCGCTGATGGACGCGATCAACGCTGCCGCACCGGCGGGCCAACTGTACGCCTCCATGCTGGAAGTCGCCGGATTTACCTTGACGTGCGCCTACGCGCTCAAAAACGCAGGAACGCCCAAGTCGGCTATCGTCAACTTCCTGAACTGCCGGGTATCGGATGTCAGCGGCGACGTGGACGCCAACGATCCGCAGACTCTCGTCACTATCTCTCTCCGAGGAACGGGTATTAAACGAGACGTATCTCCCATTACGGTTTAACATCCGTTTTTCGCTTCATGTCTCAACCGGGGACCCCTCGGGGTCCCCAAATTTTTAAAACTATGTCGCTAACTTACACCGTAAAAACAAGCTACTTTAGCTGGGTCCCCGACGTAGAGGGGAACATGACCGAAAAGCCCACCGAGGCGGACGTCGAAATCCTGCACCTGCAACGCACCAATCCGGCCCATATGGCCGTCGCGCTGAAAATCCTCGAAGGATACGAGCATCTGGACCAGCTCGGGACTCTGTCCGTCGAGTTCTGCAAGTGCGTCATCAAGGACGACAAGCTGCGGGAGTCCATCGTCAAAGATATGGGCTGCTGCTTGGACATATTCCAATCCGAAGCCGTAGCGGAGGATATAGAAAATTTTCTATCGGGCTTGGGTTTCGTCCAAAAAATGATAAGAAAAGCCGAAAACCTGAGCCGGAAAGAAAAATCGACGAAATAATCTCGGATTTTACCAAAAAAGACCCGTATCTGATAAAGAAAGCGGTTATTTCCCGGTATTTACACGAGCCCGTTTCGGAGATAGTAGGCAAGTTTTCAGCCGATCAGATCGATAGCATGTTCTATGCCGCTCTGTACATGATATATCATTTCGATTGGGCTCCTTTTAACCAGAAAAAGTAACTATGGCGTCTCCCGTATATTCTGTGGTCCTCAATTTAGAGGGCAATATGAATAGCGTTCTCGATTCGGCTATCGCCAAGAGCCGTATCCTGAACAGCGAGCTCGGCAAAGTGTCCCGAAACGCTTCTGCCGGATCGAGAACGCGGAGGCGAAAAAAGACCGGCGAGATATCTGAAGAAGATTTATTCAAGCGGTATCCCCATATTAGACCTCAATGGCAAAAAAGGGTTTCATGGGCTAACTCCTTTTTGAAGCGACACCGTGGCTTTAATGACAAAGACTTCCTGAGGAACTTCGACCGCTCCGCAAAAGTATTCAACAAATTTTCCAGCGATTTCCTTCGCAACTGCCTTTCGCTGTACGGCATGCGCGAAAATTTTGCGAATGCGGTCAAGGTCGTATCCAGCTTTTCGCGTACCGTAGGAGCAGCCGTACCCGCCATAGGCACGGCAGGCAGTATCGGGGAAAGCGCCCTCATAGGACAAGGAATACCCGCTTTGGCCGGCGGTCTCGGCTACTGGGCCGGCATGCGCACACTGAAAAGCCAAAGCATGCAGGAGGCTGCCGCGAACAACATGCGGTACAACATGGCGCGGCACTCGCTCGGGGAAGGCTACGACGACGCCTTCCGGGCGGCCAGCGACATCGCCGTATCGACCGGTTCCTCCCGCGTGGGAACGCTGGACCTTATATCGACCCTGACCGGCCTGAACGTAGGAGGCACATTATTGTCGCAGGAGCAAGCATCCTATTTGGCCAATATCACAGCCAAGTTAGCACATGCCAGTAATAGAGATATGGGCGTCGTCGGCCTGAACATGCAGCAGATACTCACTTCATGGCAGGGGATCGACATCAAGGAGCTCATCAAGAGCGTACCGCTTATCGGGAAATTTCTCCAAGACGAGCGGAGAAAGGCGGGCAGCAACGAGGATATATACGCCTTCGTCCGGTCGAATCCCCAAGCGTTCTTCCGTGCGCTGGAGGAATTCAACAAAACGGTCAAGATTTCCCCGGTGGCTATGGCCCGGGGGCAAATAGCCCTCAATCGGGAGAATTTCTTCCTGAAGTTAGAGAAACTTTTCGAGCCGGTCGCAAAAAGAATGGCCGACGCAAACACAAAACTCTACGATATATTAGGAGAGGCGGCCGAGGAATTTTTCTCGGAGCAGAACTTAAACAATGTCGATTCAATTATCAATAACTTTCTGGAAGCCTCGAAAACATTACTGGGAGCCGCTGCCAAATTCGGTAATGCGGCAATCAACGTGGGCTCATGGACGGTGGAGAATCCGTGGACCACTACTGGCGGGCTATACGCGCTTTTCGGGAAAGGGTCGTTGCAGATGAAGGTGGCAACGATTGTGGCAGGTAGTATTATAGATCAGCACAGTAAAGTTAAAGATACTGAAAAAGACATTTCTGTCAGGGAATTCTTAAAAAAGCCGAATGCAAAACAATATGTCAATGATTTTTTGGGACTAAAAACCCAAGCTCAACAGACAATATTTTGGGAAAAGGTTAAAGACGAAAATTCGGTAGCTGCCCAAGCTCTTAAAGAGTTATCTCTTTTTTATATGGATAACGAAAATCGCTACGATCCATATTACAAAGCACGAATGGATAGACAAGCGATCGGAGAGCAAATAAAAAAAACGAAATGGTACGACATTCCCGGTCATCTCGGTAATGCGGGTCTGGCCATAGGCTCCGGATTAAATATTCTGTATAGCAATTCTTGGTTTGACCCTCGTAATTATCAATATGGTGATTATGTACCTGAAGATACAGACCGAAAAATTAATCTTAAAAATGCTTTAGTCTCAGATGTCAAAAATTATATAGAAAGATACGATATAGATGAAAATGGTAAAGTCGTACATGAAAACCCCTTCAAATCTCTAACCGATTCTTTCGACACCCAGTCGGTCGGAGCGTCCGATGCCCAAACCATTCGGGGCATGTCCGGCACGACCCGGGCGCTCGTCATCAACTTTAACCGCGAGATAGTCAGCATGCCCACGACGATCAACGCAAACGACGTGGCGGACATAAAGCAACAGTTGGAACCCGCCATAGAGGACATGATCGTGCGCGGCCTTACCATTGCGCTAAACAATTCAACCCGCATGATATGAGCAGAAACAAATATACATCCATATCGGGAGGCGGCCTGCTCAGCTCGGGGGTCGATTCGGTTATCAGCCGCATAGACAACGGCCTGATCGGCAGAGGCTATCAGACCGTGGGCAACTATGTCGAGGATGCGTACAACGCGGCCCAGCGGGGCTATAAGATCGTCATGGCCGAAGCGGGGATAGCCAAACAGCTACTGCGCGGCGGCGCGGCCTACTCTTACGACGAAATGGGCAATGTGGCCGTCACGGTAAACTCCCCCTTCGTGTCACGGAACGACCGCTATTCCGCCGGCGGAGTCTCTCTGGGCCGGTACGACCCGAATCAGGACTACTATTTCAAGTGCGGCGACTACTTTCTGCCCCTCTCGTTCACCTATTCGGTCAATGCCAAGAAACACACGGCATCGTCCCAGTTGGTGGACGGACCCGTCATATTCGAGCGGGTATACAAAGAGCCGAAGATCATATCGGTGAATATTCAGGTGCAGACCAAGCAGCTGTCCCCGGCTACGTCCAACCTGTTCGCGGCCTACGAAAGTACGGTCAACGATACCGAAGGCGACCCGTACAAGCTGGAATTGGAGAACCTTTCGAGCATGTTCAACGATCTTTTCGAGAATCAGGACGTGTTCCGGATCGTCAATACGTTCATTAACCAAAACCTGCATGTCAACTACGTGTATATGTCCGAATACGACGTGTCGCCACAAGCCGGGTCGCTGCTTACCGAGATACGCATGCAGTTGATCGAAGTGGACGTTACCTCGAATGTCATATCGGAAGATGCGGCCAATGTCGTAACGACCGATACCGGCTTTGCCGTGAACGGATAACCATTACTGCCATGACCGGAAACTACTTTGAATGCGGCAACGAAGTGATCGTCGAGGGATTCTCTCTCGGCCGCTTCTCGTCATTCAACGTAAGCAACAGCAGGGATGTCATAGGAGCTACGGCAGAGATCAAAATACCGCTCTACACCATTTCCGTCACCGACAAGCAGCGCCCCGTGGCAGACAGCCTGCGAATCGGCGTAGACGGGGCCCAGCTTGCGACGGGAGCCCGCATCGAGGTCTACGTGTGGTATAAGGACAATACGACCTTGCAGCATACGTTCCCCAAGATTCTCGCGTTCTCCGGGTTTATCAGAAAAGTGGTGAGCGGTTTCCCCACCACGATCAAATGCGAGGACAACTCGTTTATTCTCAAGTTCGGGCAAGTCAATAAAAGCTGGTCGAAAATGACTCCTTTAAAGGAGGTTATGAACGAAGTCGTCCCGATTGCCAACGACGCTTTCGCCAAATTCCGCAAAGAAGCCGGGCTGACCGGAGAGTTTCCGTCCCTGTCCGTAGCCGAATCGGAAAGCGCCGACGTGGAATTCACGCTGAACGTCTGGAAGGCCATAGCGCCCTATGAGGCTATCTCCCGTTTCGCAGAGGAATATGTGCTGTACGGCCAAGTCAGCAATACGGGGAAAGTCTATGTAGGGACAGGAGCGACCAATACGGGCCGACCGACAATCAAGCTGAGCACCCGGCTGAACGTCATCAACAGGGACATTACGCCCGAAGACGGCCTCTTTACCGATTACTACGTCGAGATCAACGGATATGACGAAAAAGGCAACAAGATACAGGTTACCCGCGGAGATGAAACCAAAGGAGAGCCGGTCCGCCTTCCCTTCTCTCCGGCCCGGAAACAGGAGCAACTGGAAACGATAGCCGACGCGGCGCTGGCTCGGCTCAAGGGAAACCGAAACAAAGGCTCTATCACCACGCTGCTATATCCGTTCGTCTCGCTGTGGGATTTCATCGAATATGAAGACACCTTGTTTCCCGAACTGAGCAGCAACTACTATGTGATCGGGACGGAACTGAACTGCGACGACTCAGGCTACCATAATATCCTGAGCGTTACCGACGAAATGTTCTACTATGAGAAAGCGTAACGAGACCTTTTCAGCCCGCGTCGCAGAAATAGGGCGACTGCTCGACCGTCGATTCACGATGGCCGAATCGGTCGCTCTCGTGTATGCTACCGTCGATAGCGTAGACGAGGAGAACAGGACCCTGAATGCCATTGTAGACAATGACAAGACGATCAGCGACATAAATCTTGACATTGTCGTGAATGGGGACAATGGCATTCTTTTTATCCCCACCGTCGGCTCTACGGTGGTGCTCGGATTCGTGGAGAACCGGCCGGAGCTCCCGTTCGTCGTTTCCTTTACCCATCTCGACAAGATTGTCGTCAAATACGATTTCGGGAACGAAGGAGCGACGGATGTCATCACGATCGACGCATCCAGCATATCGGCCCAAAGAGGGGATGCCGGTATGGAAATGCGGAACGGGTTATTGTCCCTGACCGTCGGATCGGCTTCCGTCGCGCTGGATTCCTCGGGAGAAAATCCGCTCGTCACCCTGAACGGAGGGGGAAAAGGCCCTACGGTGGTTATCGGAGAACTGACTGCCCGGCTGAACAAACTGGTGGGGGAAATAGACAGCCTGAAAGAGTTCGTCAACTCCCACACGCATACAGCCCCATCCGGAGGCGGACCGACAAGCTCCCCTACTCCCGGATTCACGGGCTCCTTCTCTCAATTCTCCGACGATGAATACCAAAACGAAGACATAGTACAATGAAAGACATACGATGGGACACTAAGGTAAACGACATTGTCATCGCCGACGGCGATTTCGCCATGACGGATCGGTGCTCGAACCAAAACGGCGCTCTGATCCTTATCAAGCGTGCCGTGAACATCACGAAGGCGCACATCGGGGTGGCCCTCGACGAGCTATATCCCAATCTGGCACCGGGGGACTTCGATCTGCTCCTTACCGAAGGGATCGGGCAGATATATGAGGACGGGGCCAAATACGTAGACGAGAAAACGATCCGCTCGGGCTGGCAAAATATATTCTCTATGGACGGGTCGGTCATCTATAACGAATAACAAGCTATGGCATCCTATCAGGTTCAGGCATTCCAGACTATCTACGATATATGCTACAACGTATCGGGGTCTATCGTCGTGCTCGACAAACTTATGGAGCTAAACGGCATAGAAAGCTATACCGCCGAGATACCTTTCGGGACTCAGCTCGACATAACGGGCATACCTATCGTCAACAATGCCTGCGTATTGTGGGCCGGTCAATATCCGTTCTATTCCACCCGCCTGTCGGAAGAAGATTTGCAAAATCAGATCAATAACCTCGTAAATACAATGACCCAAAATGGCAAGTCAAACAGCTAATCAGATAAAAGCCTATCTGGCCAATATCCTGCCGAATCTCAACTCCAGCGCCTCGGCAATCTGGACCCGGTTCGTAGACGTATTCTCCACGATCATCGACATCCTGACCGGAGAAATCGGCCGCTCGAATACCATCATAGAGACGGCCGCCCGCTCGCTGCGCGTCATGGGCCAGCAATACTACATCGACAAGGCGCTTGCCTATCAGGAGGGAGACGATTTGGTCGTAGTGAACGACGAAACATTAGCGATGGGATATGCCGAGACAGACACCAGCAAACAGATTATCAAGCAGGTGTATACATCCGTCCCGGATAACGGGGAAATATATCTGAAAGTAGCCACGACGGATTCGGACAACAACCTGATTCCGCTCACGACGCAGCAACTCGACGCATTCAAAGGCTACATGAAAAACTGGGAGCCGGTGGGTATCGCTGTGACTGTGTTTAGTCAGGTCCCCGACCGGTTCGACTGCGCTCACCTGTACGTCAGATACTCGCGCGACTACAACCTGATAGCCATTCAGGATAACATCAAAGCGCTGCTCGACCAGTTCCAGATGCAGCGCCTCAATCGCTCGGCTCTTTATATCAATGACATCGAGTCGGCCATCAAGGATATTACGGGCGTAAGGGACGCCTTTTTCGACGGCGTTACCATCAACCGGTGGGACACATCCGAAGGCGAGGGCAAGTACGTCCCGTATGTTCCGGACGACGTGGCATCCAACCCCTATCAGGGAATCATCTACCTGTACGCCGGATATTTCAATTTCAACGACAATATTTCCGACTTTACGGCGGATAGTCCCATAACCATCTTTGAATCGGTGTAGTATGAAATTCAGAGCTGTCGATATACCCAATCTGATTTATCAGATACTCCGGCCCAATTATGCCGTCACATACGGGGATGAAAAGACGCTGCCGGCCCTCAATCAGATGTACAAGTTCCTGCTGGCATGCCTTTATCCGCTGCAACCCAAATGGAACGAATACGACGCGCTGAGGCGGAAGTATTACATGATCGCATCGTGCGAGCCGAACATCAGCAACGTTTCCAATGTCCTCAATCATCTTTTCGGGCAATACGGAGAGATCATCATCTCCAATTCGAGCCTGAACCAGATGTACCTGTACGATTCGTACCCCGATGATGAGTCGAAACAAGTGTACCTGTATACCGAAGGAAGCGAAAACGCCCCGGTCTACTGGGGATTTCAGGGCGCTACGTCCAACGAGACTATCGTCAGCGTTCCCGTCGAGCTTCAGTACAGCGGAGCTGTCATCTATAACGCCGTATCCGTCCCGGGAGGACCTACTATCGCCATAAGCGACAAGACCGCCTACATAACCAATAACAACTGGCTATCCTATAAAACGGTCGTTCTGCCCAACAACGCGAGCGATACGGCGCTCTACAAGAGTATTACCTACTCAATCAAAGGATCGGACCAAACCCGGCCCATTATCGCCGTAGGAGACGGCATTTCAGCCATATCCTTCGATATGGGCGAGACATGGAAGGCGGTCGATTTTCCGGAAGGGGACTACACGAAAGTCGTCGGCAGCTACCTGTCGAATGTGTCGATAGCCAACCACTACGCCATTGCCATTGGAGACGGGCTGCAACCGATGGCGATGTATCTGGACCTTCTGAACGGGACTCAAACTTGGAAACCGCTCGAAGGAATCGGCTCATCCTATACATCGCTGTGCCCGTACAAAGACGGATTCGTTTTTATGAACGCTTCCCAAATGGAGCTCGTCGAGCTTGACAATAACTACCAAATCGTCAACTCGTCCGTCAAATCGCTCCCCTATGGACTGTATTACGATTGCGCAGCCGATTCTACGGGGACTCGTCTCGTATTCGTCGGCAAGGGATCGGCCTATGCGGCATCCCCCGACTACGAGCCTGTCGCCTCGTCCTCTCCCATTCTGCCGGAATACGTATGCAAGTCCGTTACCTACGTTCCGCAGGACGGGTCGTTCCGCACATTTCCCTTCTACCGCTCTATGTTCGTCAGCAAAGACAACGGAAACACGTGGAGCATGCAGGAAATAGAGGGAATAGAGGGAATAGAGAAAGGCTCCTACCATACCATATACGGCACGACGCAGGGATTCGGACTCGTCGGCAACGGCCAGATGTACTTCCAGAATCTGTCGGACGGGACCATCCAAACGAACGACGCGCCCATGTCCGATGTGTGGTGGGACCTCCTCGCAACGCTTAACTCGCTCATAATATACGGAATCAAATACACCATTAAAACATATTGACATGGCACTCGACCCCATTTACGATATGCTATTTCAGAACGGCACGGGCAATCCCGTGTTCATCACGGACCTGTCCAATCTGCCGCGTCAGATAAACTACCTGAAAGCCGCGATCAATCTGTTCGGCCAGAACATCGCCATACTGCACGGCTTCGACAAGAACGAGGACGGCTCGTATACTCCCGGTATCATATTATATAAAGGTGTCATGTACTCCTACCCCGGTGAGAGCATCCCCGCCGGGTCGTATCTGCACAGCCGGGAAATACTGTACGGAGAACGAGTGGCTGAAAACGGCGTAATATATAACGCCTTCAAGCGCTACGAATTTGTCGCCAACGATGTGGACACGGGCGACGATCTGATTACCTCGGAGCCACTGACCGACGACTATGTGATGAAGCTCAAAAGCGCTCCTATCGGCCCTCAGATGATCGCAACCGACATGCTCAAGGACAAATCGGTTACATCGGCCAAATTAGCCGACGGCGTTATCCCGGGAGCTACCCCGCCAACCGGTCCTGCCGGCGGCGATCTGACCGGGACTTATCCCAACCCGACTATCGGTGCAGCGAAAG